CTGACCTAACTAATCATGACGGCGGTGAATTAGTTGTTCAAACACCTAACGCTGGATTTGCACTAGTATTCGCTGGTACATCTGATCCAGATGGCAACACTGCAGTTCCAACAGGAAAAGACGGATGGTTCTTAATCGAGGTCTAATTTAATGTTCTATCAGGAGTCAAAAACAGCAAGAGCGGCAGTGGTTGGCACCATTATGCCCTGGACGGGGGGATTGTCTGACATCCCCCCTGGATGGATTTTATGTAGTGGCGGTGTTGTAGACGCCGCAGATTATCCATTGCTCGCACAAGCAATTGGTAACACATATGATACTTTAGGTGGATCTATTACAGGCAACTTCCCTGATTATACTGGGACAATCAAGTTACCTGACTTGAATGAAAAAGCATTGATGGACATTGAATCCAGTTACTTTGCTCCTATCGCAAGTGGTGGTACTGGTAGAGATGCAGATATAGATTCCGATGCTCTCACTATCATCTCTCCAATCATTGGTGATAATGAAGACAATGGTCCTACTACTATTTTTACTGATGTTACAATGGATGTTGTCTTTAACATCAATTCTGGTGATAGAACTGGATATCAAGGAAAGATCACGGGCAACACAAAAGAAGATGGAGAAGGGGTAGCAACAGTTTATATTGGTCCTAGAAAATTAGGAAGAAAGCACGTCAAGAGGCACAATCATACGGGTAACTATCCTAGCTTGGATACTACGGTTACAAATAAACCTGGAGAGGGTGTTATTGGATATGAGAACATTAGATACACACTATATCACTCACACGTTGATAACCAGGGTGGTAGTAATAAGGGTGATACTTACTATTTTGGTTGGTCTGAAGACGATGGTGGCGATGGAAACGCAAGTACAGTTAACACAGCGCCTGGTCTGGCAGTTGGTGGAGCATCTGGATCAACCACTCCTACTGGACAAGAAGTTGATTATACATTGACTTGGCCAGCTTCGGGTGCAATCACTCCAAGTGGATTTAATGGTGGAACGGCGGGTATAACTGTGGCTCACGTTCAGTCAGAAAACCCTCCTGTTAATATCAAACCAAAGCATTGTCTATCGACTCCTATTTCTTCTCAATTTGTTAATTCTGACTTTAGAAGTGATGGACCATATATATCTGGCGATGAGCCTATTCCAGCTGGAGCAAGAGGAACTTCTTTCAATATTCCTGATGGAGTTAGAAACTTTTATAATAAGGCGAATCAAAGTACATCTACACTTCGTCCTATCATGAATAGTCACTTTGGTATTAACTTCACAAGCAATACTTTCGCTGGGGATTATATTGAACCACATGATCATGGAGAATTTGATGTTGAATTTGATTCTGGAGGTTTGAGACCTGCTACTAGTATCATATGTGATGTTAACTTGCCAGCAACTGTAAACCTAGCTAATGTACAGAATGAAAAAGCATTGCAAGTTGACATGAACATCTCACAGCCAACACTTTCTTGCATATACATCATCAGAGCATACTAAAATGGGAAAATCCATATCTACTAATTACGCCAGGCAGAAAGCACACTGGGGTGGAGTTCCTGGAACTATTCAGGTACATTCTGTTCCTGGTATTGGATTCAACAATGATCCTAGCACTGCAGTGTTTAAGGATAACCTGCCTGGTGGATTCTTAAGATGTAATGGTGCTATTCTAAATGCAAAAGATTATCTATTATTGTCTAGAATTCTGGGTGTAGGCACTGAATGTAGATTTGCAAAAGAAGGTGCTATCCTACGCGATCCTGATCCCGACACAGGAGATCTTGGATCATTTCAGATACCTGACCTAGGATCTAAAGTTATCATTGGTGGTAGAGGTTCTGGTGAGTATCGTGATACGACAATGGAAAATAAACCTAACCAAAATAAGGTGGGTGTTGAGGTAACCCCACAGTTGCCTTTGGGCGATAGACTATTTGTAAATTATGTCTCCAATACTGGAGATGGTATGAAACTTACCGCGCAGTCTGGTATTGACTTCCGAGGTAATATTAAGTACAACATGCCTAGGAATGTTGAACCAGCTATTGTTGCTATCGAAAATTTCCAAGCGCACCAGCACGAAGCTCCTGATCTCCGAGTTCTAAACTATACAGCACCTCAATACCGTGTTGATGGTGATGGATTGACTGGTGATGCTGAAACAGCATTCAGTGCAAACGCAGAAGCACAAAATACTTTGGATGAGACTACACCAAACATTCAACAGGGTAGTCCTTCCCACGATCATAGAATCTCAAAACCATTTTCCTATAATCATAACTTTAGTTATTCATTTCCTGCTGCAAATATTCCTTTAGACGATATGGAATCTTACCTTGATGTTGATACAAAGAATCTAGATCTATTAAATCAGGTTGTAACCCCATTTATCATGGTGCAGTATATTATCAAGTTCTGATATGGGTACTTACAATAGTACATATACTTACAGCACCAGTTTACAACTGCGGTCAGATGTAAAGCAAGTTAATTACATTACTGTTGGTGGTGGCGGGGGTGGCGCTCGCCCTAATGTTGGTTTTGGTAGATCTCCTCAAAATGGTCAAGATACTAGAGTGAACACTACGGGATTGTGGTCACAAGGTGGTAGACATGGAAATCTAAATTCTGGTGGTTCTGGTGGATATGGAAATTATAGTTATGGTAGGAATGGTCGTATTAACTATTCTGGTGGTCAATATGAACGTGCTAGATCTGGTTATGGATCGTATGGATCTGGTGGTGCAGGGCAGTGGAGATCGCCTAGCTTAACTGGTGGAGGCGGTGGTGGTGGTGCCTCGCGTACAACATACTATCGAGGATCGAATGGTGCTATCGCTGGCCAAAGAGTATATTGGACGATCGGTCAAGGTGGTACACAAGGCGGTAATGGAAGTAGAAGAAGAGGTGACAATGGAGCAATCTACATCTCTCAAACTACATATGACAGACCATCTGCTAGCATAAGTGCAAACCCAACCTCTATTATTCAGGGGCAGAGTACCACAGTATCATGGAGTGCATCTGGAGATATTAACAGCGTTAATATTTCTGGTATTGGTAATGTAGGCACTAGCGGATCATTGAATGTCTCTCCTAGTCAATCAACGGGTTACATGATTTCGGCAATTAACCCAGCATATACAACAACTGATACGGTTTTTGTCACGGTGCTTATCCCACCAAATGTGACGATGAGTTTAGATAACAGCACCATTGTGCTCGGAGAAAGCACGGTATTGAGATGGAATGTGACTGGTGATGCTAATACGATGACGATTGACAATGGAATTGGAAACACTACTCTGTCTGGTAGTCAAACAGTTACGCCAACATCAACTATAGTTTATACAGGAACTGCTAGTGGACCTGGTGGAACAGGTAGTGACACTGCTGTTCTTACAGTATTGCCACCACCATCATTGAGTGTTTCTGGTCCCCTTGTGGTTGACTACGGAGAACCAATGACTTTCAGTATAGAAGGAACAAATTTACCAGGTGGTGTTAGTTATGTCTATTCCCAGGTTAATACTAACGGTAGCACAGAACAAGTGACAACTCCAGTAACAATCCCAGGCAGCAATGGAGATTTGGTTAACATCACGGATTTTGAATTCACTCCTGTATATGATAACTTTGGACCATCGTCAGTATCAATTACTTTCACTGGTAATGGATATGGTGGTCTGTTTTCAGTGGATGTAGAAGTAATTCCAGTTAATATTGACCAGACTCCTGACGCTATTGATATTCCTTCAACTGAAGATAAGTTGAGAGATGAAGAGCCTGTTGTCACACCTAACGTTGAGGTTACATCAGAACAGATTGTAGTTGAGGATATTGATATCCCTGTTGAAATTAAATCAGATTATCCTATTCAAGTTGAAATCGAGAATGATGATAATTGGTATAGTGTGAGGGAGATCTAATGCCACAGGTTAGTATTTCATGGTCTAGAAACGCAGGCGATAGTAACTACCTATATGGTATGCCTGGTGGAACTATTGGTCCCAATGGTGGTAGTAGAACTGTAAATGTTGGGTGGAACCAAACATACAATCTATCTGCTAATGGTAGCGGTCCTGGTAACGTTGCCACGAGAAGATTAAACAACAACACACTTGGTCTTGACGATAGACAAGGTGCTGGCGCTGATGGTGACTTTAATGACATGATCATATATGTCAACAATGGTGGATTCATTAGTAATAATCAATATCGTGGTCCTGCTCCTGTTTATGGATGTACAAACAGTGCTGCAATTAACTATAATCCTAGCGCAGATCTTGATGATGGAAGTTGTGTAGTTGTAAATCCATCACTTTCACTTTCCTCCGCTACCAATCCAATCATTCGAGGTCAGAGCACTACATTATCTTGGTCTACTACTTATGCGGAGTATATACAATCAGCTACTATTACTAATATTGGCAGTGTTCAGACATCAGGAAGTGCTAGTATTTCTCCACAATCAGAGACTGTATATGCATTTACAGTTAATTGGGCTAACGGCAGTAGGACAACATATCATACACAGAAGGTATTGATACCACCAGAGATTACGGTATCGGTGTCTGTCAATCCAATTATTCTTGGTGGTAATACAGTATTCACATGGTCAACATCAGGTGATGCTTCTACCATGACTATTACTCCTGGTATTGGATCAACTCTTTTATCTAGTACCCAAACAGTATCACCAACACAAGATACAATATATACTTTCACTGCTAGTGGACCTGGTGGTACTGACACCAAACAGATTCCTGTAACTGTTATTCAACCACCAGAATTAGAGTTGACTGGTCCTCTTGTGATACCATATGGTCAATCTACCGTTGATTTTTCATACGAAGCAGTAAATGCATTGAGTATAGATGTGTCAATAACACAGAGAGATCTAGACAACAGTGATGATTTCTTCACCGACACTGCTGCAACTGATGGTAGTGTATACACATACACACCAACGTGGGGCAATAGAGGACCACAATCGATTCTGGTCACCATGACTGCTAATGGGCAGGGTGGACTAATAACGGTAAAACAATCTAGTGTGCCTGTTAACATCGACCAGACTCCAGATGCTATTGATATTCCATCAACAGAAGATAAATTACGTGACGAACAACCAGTTATTACGCCTGATGTTGAGGTAATTACTGATCAAATTGTAATTGATGATATAGATATTCCTGTAGAGGTAAAAGCTGATTATCCAATTCAGGTCGAGATCGATAATTCCAACGTTTGGTATAACGTACAAGAACTATGAGTACAGTAACACAGAGTAGATATAGTCCTGGACAGGTAACGTGGTCTGTCCCAGCAGGTGCCACTAATGTTACCTTTACTATTGCTGCTGCTAGTGGTGGTGGATCTAAATCGCCTTCTGATGGTAGTCTTTGGAATCATAGTAGAGGTGGATTTGGTAGAGCTGGTAACTTTACTATCGCACCAAGAAGTGGTTCATACAATCTAACATTTTACATTGGATCCCAAGGTGGTAATGGAGTAGGACCCCAGAATCCTGGTGGCAGTGGTGGTGGATCTCCTCTAGCTGGCGGTGGTAACGGACATAGATCTGGTGGAGGCGGTGGCGGTGCTACTGCTGTATATGATAGCTGGCTTGGTAGATATACCGCCTGGTGTGGCGGAGGTGGTGGCGCTGGTAGATTCGGTCAGAACACTGGTATCAATGGATATTACACTGCTGGTCGTGGTATCGGTGGTGGTGGAACCAGCGGATCTCCTTCATGGAAAAATGGACAATCTGCTCCTGCTGGTCACCGTGGTGGAGGTGGTGGTGGATCCACTAGTGGTGGTGCAGGAAGTTTAGGTGGCAATCAAACTAGCAATGGATATGGTGGCATTGGTGGTAACTCTGGTTGGTATAATAATGGAGATATTGGTTGGATTACTAACAGTGGTTATGGAAACTTTGGTAACGGATATGCAGTCCTCTCTTACTCACTACCACCACCATCGATTGATGTGTTTACTGCCAACCCTACTACATTGATTCTTGGCAACACTTCCGATCTGACTTGGAGTGTATCTGGAGCAGTCACCACTGTTGAGATTACTGCTCCTCCTAGTACGGGTTCATCTATTGGACAGGTATCTACATCTGGAACTGCTATGGTACTACCAGGCGGTGATGTTACTTACACGTTGACCGCAACAGGAACGGGTGGTACATCTGCAAAGAGTCTTTCTCTTGATGTTAAAATACCACCACAGATTACTTTCAGTGTTGATCAACCTCAAATTGTTGGTGGAACTACTGCCACTCTGTCGTGGAGTGTGACTGGTGATGCTGATACGATGAGCATTAATCCTGGCGTTGGTAATACTCTTCTTGCTGGTACTCAAACTATACAACCATCACAAGATACAACATACACAGCAGTTGCTAGTGGTCTTGGTGGTAGTGCCACTGCACAAGTCACTGTTGAGGTTGTATATCCACCTGCAACTTCTTTGACTGGGGCAGTAAGCACCGACTATGGTAATGATATAACATTGTCGTTTAATGCAGACAATGCTGTTACCTCATTACAGTTGTTGAGAAAGTATGTTCGCAATGGAAATCCTGACCCAGACTGGGTGCTAGCACAAGATCTACCAACAGGTCAGAATACTTCTGGAAACCTACTGTTCTCTCCAGATTATGATGACTTTGGACCAGATGTTGTTCAGTTCCAGTTGTATGCTGTTGGTGAAGCTGGATTGACTTCTAGTGCTACCTTTGATGCATTTATCAATATTGATAGAACACCTGATGCTATTGATATTCCATCATCCGAGAATAAACTCCGTGATGAGACACCAGTTATCACTCCTGATGCAACAGTAACGTCGGAACAGATTTTGGTTGATGATATTGATGTTCCTGTTGAGATCAAAGCAGATCAACCTATTCAGGTTGAGATAGATGATAGCGGTACATTCCAAGATATTAGGGAGATCTAACCATGGGCGCAATGGGCAACCTGCACACCTTTGATTCGTATTACAACCCCACGGGTGGTGATACGTTTTACACCTCAAATCCTGGTGGAGAGAACTTGGCTGCATACAACTTTGTTGCTAGTAATGTGTGGAAACTCTTCATGTCTGCTAGCGTCCCAGGTATCCCATATGGTCAATCGGTAGGAATTATCTATAGATTTTATAGCAGCTCGATTGTAGATCACTTATTTAAGTTTGGGTCTAATGCCCCTGGCGGTTACTATCTGGAAGGTGCTATTGGAGTCGCATTTACACAGAACGGATCTTATCGTCAACCAGTTTATAGATTTTATAATCCTAGTAACGGTGACCACAAGTATAAAACGAGCAGTAATACACCTAGTGGATACGTCTATGAAGGTGTTGCGTGGTATTCCCCAATTCCTGTCTATGGATGTAAAGATCCTAATGCAACCAACTATAATCCATGGGCAAATCAACCAAGCACTGGGTGTAACTATGTTGTCTATGGGTGTACTGATCCTAATGCTAGTAACTATAATTCTAGTGCTACAAATAATGATGGTAGTTGTACATATCCAACTCCAACTGTTCAGTTGAGTTTGAGTCCTGATTCAATTATTCAGGGGCAGAGTGCAACGCTATCGTGGAGTACATTTAATTCTACGTCACAGTCAATTACAAGTGTTGGCACAGTTGCTAGTTCTGGTAGTATTAATGTATCTTCTACTTCTACAAACACATATACACTTACTGGAAACTATTATGGATATACATCTGCGAGTGTAAGCAGGACTCTCACAGTATATGAACCACCAGATATTACATTTACCGTGGATGATAGTGAGATTGTTAGATTAGATACTACAACATTACGTTGGAGTGTGGGTGGTAGTGTGAGCACAGTGACCATCAGTCCTGAAATTGGATCTACTAATTTATCTTCTGAAACGACTATTTCTCCAACAACCACCACTACATATACTTTGTCTGCTGATGGTCCTGGTGGAGCTGATAGCGCAACAGTTACTGTTACTGTAATAGATCCACCATCAGTTTCTCTTAATGGTCCTCTGGCAGTATCTTATGGAGATAACATAACACTCTCCCATGAGATGTCTAGAGCAACAACATCATATTTGTTATACATACAGGAGACAGATCTTGACGGCAATATAACTACTCCGTCTGTCAGTCCTGTTAATCTTGGAGCAGGAAATTCCGCAAATGCTTCTTACACTCATTTAGTTACTTATCATGATAGAGGACCTGCTTCTATACAATACTCACTAACTGGAATTGGTAGTGGTGGATTGTCTGATGTAGATGTTGTCACTGTACCTATCAATATCGATCAAACACCTAATGCTGTACAGATTCCATCATCTGAAGATAAATTGCGCGATGAAGTACCAGTTATTACTCCTGATGTTGAGGTAGTTACTGATCAAATTGTAATTGATGATATTGATATACCTGTGGAGGTCAAATCTGATTATCCTATTCAGGTTGAAATTGAAAACAGCGGAACATACATTGAGGTCAGAGAGATCTGATAAATACTACAGAAATAGTGACCATTGCTTGCGTTAAATGACCTTTTCGTTCGGAACTACCCCAGTATATGTAAGCGAAGGGCAAACTATTCGCCTGAAGTTTAAAGCACCTTCGGCGTGGGATACAACACAGAGCGTAACGGTTCAGATTGGTGATCAGCAAACAATCTGGTATATCTCTACTATCCCAGAAGACTTTGCTCCTGATCCTTTCCCATTCACACCGTTAGATGATGCAACACCAGACGTTATGTACGTCTATGGTGATGGTACTAGAGCACAGGAAGATATTATTACTGTTGCTGGTCTAACACCTGGATCATCTGCAAGTGTTTCTCTGGTATCATCTTACATTGGAACTAACATCGATGAGTATTCTGTTCGTATTCAGCTAGTACACCAAGGTGAAGCAGACTTTGGTAACTGGGTTATTCCAACCAGCAACATCTTTGTACAAAATGGCGACAGACTCCAGTTAAGACTGAAGTCTAATGATGCTGGTGGTCTAACTAGAACTGCTGACCTAACTATTGGTGCAAGAACCGAGAGATGGACGATTACATCAGCGGTTCAACCACCCAACATTCCAGAACCATTCCCTGACTTTGATGAGATCACTGGTGCTCCAGTTGATGTGGATGTTTATAGTGAGATCTTAAGAGTCACTGGTCTAAATGCACAGGCAGTGGTCAACACTGATAATGGTGCTAGAATTGGTATCTCTTCTAGTAATGCTTTCGTCGTAAATGATCAGGGATACAGTGTTCTAGACGGTGTTACTTTTGTTGATTCTAGCACCAACCCAACTATTCAGAATGGTGAGTATATACAGCTGGTATTAACTACACCAGTAACATCAACTACCACCGTCACAAACTTGTTAAGCATTGGTGATCAGGTTGCTGGATCTAGTTGGGGCGTTACCACTGGTAGTTTCCCATCAACTACACCTCAATCATTTGTATTCACAGACGCTTCTAATGTAGATGAAGATACACTAATTGGATCTGATGTGAAACCAGTTGGTGGTATTACTGGACTAGGTAATGGTGTATCTGTACCTGTAAAACTAGTATCTACAGATGGTACAGAACCAAAAGTTAAAATCTACTATGATGATGGTAGTGAGAGTTCGATCGGAATCTTCCCCACCACTGTAAGCAACGGAGATAGAATTCAGATCTATAACAGATCTAGTGCTACATTCAGTGGTGCAGTACAAACCACGATTAAAGTTGGTACACTATCGATTCCTACATGGTCTATCGTTACAAACTCTGGTCCTGATACTGTAGCTGATTTTGTACGACCAAGCGATCTTACAAACAGAGCACCCAACAGACAGTATGTTAGTTCTGTTGTTAGTGTTTCTGGCATCAACAGAGATATTACAATCGCTGGTACAAATGGTGTACTGATTTCTATTGACTTTGACACACCAGTTGAGGGACCAAGAGTATTTACCCCTTCTAATAGTAGTGTCCAGTTCTATCTAACTTCTGGTGGTCTTGCAAGCACAGTAAGTTCTACTATCGCTATTGGTACTGGCACCAGCAATCAGTTTACTTGGCAAATTACAACATATGCTGTTGCTCCACCACCTCCAGCATTAAAAGGAACATGGTATAGTAGGAAGAACTCTTACACATATGAAGACACCAATGGTGATCTCCAACTACGAAATGCGAAGGATGATGGTCTTGCTATTGGTACAGTTCTTTCCGTTCTTAAGCAACCAGACGGAAGTTATGGTACAATAGATGGTAACTTGAACTCTAGATTCCCTGGATTCATTGAATGTAATGGTCAATCCTTGAGTAAGAATTCTTACCCCGATCTATTTGCTGTCATTGGATATACTTATGGTGGTTCTGGTGCTAACTTTAATCTCCCAGATTATAGAAACAGGAAACTCACTGGTTGTGGTGTTGTTGATGGAAACAAAGCATCTTCTGCTTTCCTACCAACAAACAATATCAATGAACCAGGTAACATTGGTGGATGGTGGTATGTTGACAAGGTAGACGTTGCTGGTGATAATCCTTTTGAACAGATTGTTGGTACTGGTAACACAGGTAATGTGAGTAACTTCTTTAACTTTGGTACAGTTAAGACACAGTTCAACGCACCTATTGAGGCTGACGTTGAGTTTACTGTTAATGGTACAGTAACTGCACAGCTTGGACAGTTGCAAGAAAAAATTATTGATGTTCCTGTTCACACTCACATGTTTGTCACTGCTTTCACTGCTGAAGGATTTGGTGGTTCAGGATTGATTCCATGGAACACTCAAGTTCTTGCATCTGGTGGTTTGGGACAGGCAAACGCATCTTCTGGTACTGGTGATGGACCATACGTCAACTTTATTGGTGGTGGCGGCATCGCAGATGACGAACTCTTCAGAGAATCTCCAGAAGTATGGTATGGACTTTACAGAGATGAACTGCGAAGAAAAGTTGTACCTTCTCCTTCCAACCCGAACATTCTATATTTTGACCAAGTTTGGGATCAAATTCTTCTAGCGAATGAAGGAATGACTTTTGAAGAGAAAATTATCGATTGGGCAGCCGGAAGCCCCCCTGGCTCTGGCGGTTGGCCAGCAGCAAACTTGAGTGGTACAGCTAAACGGGTATCTCTAACTCTAGCTGCAAAGGTATGGTGGCCATCACCTTTTAATGCTCTTGATCCTAACTGGGGTATGGTATCAGCCAGCAATCAATGGTTGACAATGGATAGATATCCAGAGGGTAAGTATGGTCAAACTAGTGGTGCAACTGCTGTTTCTGCTGCTATTGACGTTACGGCTAGATCATTCAGAGTTGAAGCATATACTCCACCGATTGTTGAAGAAGATAATGATCAAGTTACCTCTTCACACAACCACCTAATGGGATTGACTCCTATTACTGATGTCAATACAGACTATTCTTATGGTAACCAAAATGGTCCTGGTCAATTTAAAACTGGACTAGGTAGTTTTGGTACTACACTTAACGTCACCTTTGACAACAATCAATTCAATGGTAATGTAGCGCCAGTTGGTTACTTCTTAAATACTGGTACATTCGCACTAAACCAGAATATCAAGAAACCAATTCCTAGTGTGACCATAGAACCTAACCGCCAGGTTCCTATCATACAAGAGTTCCACAAAGTCAAATATATAATTAAAGCGTTCTAATATTATTTCAATATAATGACACAACAGATTCCTCCTTATCGTCCAATCAAACTGATGCAGGATCCAAAAATCACCAAGTTTGACTTTACAGACTTTATTGGTGTGTGGGAAAACTTTGTACCAGCTCCTCTATGTCAACAACTTGTGGAGTATGGTGATAGAGTCTTAAATGAAGAAGTTGCTACTCTTATTGATGATGATCTAGACAGAGGTGCTGCTGAACATGACACTAAAGTCATGGAAGGTTCTGAAATGTACGGATCCTCATTTACTAGACATGATCGTTCGTTCATGCTAAACTATACGTCAGCGAAGTTTACCAACAACATTAACCAGATGTTGAAATCGTGTGCTACTCATTACTGCACACATTTCTCTACGCTGAAGAAGACTAAAATGGTGTCTACTGATATCAAGTATCAGAGAACACCACCAGGCGGAGGATATCATTCATGGCACTATGAGAATGGCACTGCCGCATGTGCTGCTCGTGAACTAGTGTGGATGATGTACTTAAATGATATTGAAGAAGGTGGTGAAACTGAATTCATGTATCAGAAACGTAGAATCAAACCTACTCAAGGTACAGTTGTTATTTTCCCTGCTGGTCTCACTCATGTTCATAGGGGCGGTTTCCTTATGGGCGATAAGGATAAATACATTGTAACAGGTTGGTATATCAAAACTCATGACTGATAGCAACGAATTGGTACAAAATATCAGGTATGTCCTCTATGAGGTGGATCTCCTCAATAGTATCATTGTCGATGCTACCACTCTTTTGGAATTGCCTACTGGCAAGAAGATTAATCAACCAATCAAAATCCTCCCTGACATCATGGAGAGATTTAAGACAGATGTTGTTGGTCCGACCTTCCATACAGACACAGTTGATGAACTAGAGCATGTTGTTTTCTACAGTGATGACACGGCACTCATCCAACGTAGAAAATTTAAGTATGACTTTGCAACTGACTCATCAACTTCTATACAATATATCTTCAATGGTGCTACTACCGCGCAGATTATTGAGTTGCGTGATAAAATCAAAAATCTAGTCGAAGCATCTGCAGTTGTAAGAAATCAACAGATTAAAGATAAGATTGAAAAAATCTCTGAAGAGAAATTGTTTTATGATGCCACCATGAACAAGAGGTTGAATGAGAGGAACCTGATGTTGAAATCATCAGACTGGCGTGTCCTTGAAGACATCGAAGATTCTTATCCTGATGAGAAAGCAATGTGGAAGAAGTGGAGAAAGAAACTTCGTGAATTGGATATCTTCACCGCAGGATATGATGATGAACTGTCGTTCTTCAAAGCATTGAAGAATATGATGTGGCCAATCGATCCAGCAATCTATAGAATTGCATTCCCTGATGGCACTATTGATGAATATCTCACACAAGATGAACATTGGGCAAAGAGAGACATTGATGCATCCAAAGACTTTGTTAATGACAGAATGGAAGCGATTGTTGAATGGAGAGATAGAACTTCTACGGTAAAACGAATTGTATCGCAAGAGATTCAGGATCTAATGAGACTGATGCGTGTTGAGGATTTTGTTGAAAATGGTATTGACTACTCTAGTTTTTATGATGAGGCTGATATAGATGATATGGCTACTGAATGATGTTGTCTCCCCTGTAGAGTGTGCAAATATACTCACTGTATATCAAGAGCATAGATTCCACTGTGGTAGTGACAGCAACCCCCGAAAGGATGTAAAGAAGAGTCTTGCACTCAATTATGATGACCGAGATTATAAAAGGTGCATGGACACCCTTTATAAACCACTACAGAAAGCAACACTAGATTTTCTAATCAGGAGATCTGGTCAACCATACTTTGTCTGGTATAAGACTGGTGGGTTTTATGATTGGCATTTAGATGCATTTCCCATCGCTGGTATTGCACCACACTATAGTTACACTGTAGCTCTCAATGACCCTGATGAATATGAGGGCGGGGAGTTAATCATTCGTGTTGGTAATACTGAACAAGCATTCAAACCAGCAAAAGGATCAGTTATTTTATATAATACTGGTCTCTGGCATAAAGTGAATGAAGTCACTGCAGGTGATAGAAAGGTAGCTATTGGTTGGGCAGAGAGTTATATCAAAGAATCTAACATCAGACAGAATATCATTGAACTTAAACTTGCTATCAATGATGTTGCTGATGATATCACTCATGCACAATTAGAAAAACTTGAGTCCGCAAGGATGAATATGATTAGAGAATATGTGGATAGACCATGACATATTATACTACTGACGACGTTCTACAATTTGATAAGTTCTTTGATAGAGAAGATTGGCAAGAGATTAAGAATAAGACTGGGTATGGATCTAACTGGCGCTTTGGTCATACATCATTGGGACGAGAGCATCAAGATTATGAACACTGCGTACCATTCTGGAAGATAGACTTTGCTGATGACCCATTCTTCACTGATCATCTTCTAAATAAGATACAGGAGAAACTAGATACACGATTCAAATTACAACATGTGTATGCTAATGGGCATACTTACGGTCAAGATGGGTCAATTCACGTTGATGCACAGACTGATAACGGAAGAACACTACTGTTATATGTAAATCCTAGATGGCATCCAATGCTAGGTGGGGCAACTAACTTCTACATCAATGATGGTGAAGTGCATAGTATTTTTCCAAGACCAAATAAAGCAGTATTGTTCCCTGGTCTAATACCACACTGTGCTGCACCGTGTACTAGGAGCTTCAAAGGATTAAGAGTCACTGTCGCCTGGAAACTGTTTATCGATGATTAACCAAAACTATCAGATCTTCAATCTCCAAGAGATTCTTGGACGCTATGCACTAGCGGCAGGTAAACCATTGGCGTTCATTAGAGTGACTGGGTGGAACAATAGCACTGATGTTGATGCTATCAACACATCTATTGCTAGATATACATCAATGTTGGAGACAGATCTCATCGCTGACATGAAAATGTCAGAGTATGTGATTGTGGAACTTGAGACACTAGACCAAGGTGTCATGGAATACTTTGAAGATAACTTCCCAGAGAATCAAGCATCTGTTGCTAATCCAGAACTCTATATTTTCTACGCATTATATAATGAAGACGGACAACTTATCGCATCGAACGAATGATCTTCTCCGATATCTACACAGTTAAAGAAGTATACAGTGTATTGAGGCAAGAGCATCTGTACACAAGTTCATCGATGCCATGGTTGTACACATCATTGAAAGATGTGAAGTATCAACCTGCGCTATCTGATAGTATTCATAATAAATTGAATGAAGTTTTTGTGTATAGTTATGCAGTTACTGACCGCGAACACCCAATTCGTAATGAGTACAAGCATTTAACTGTTAATCACAATGGTGATGACCATGTATCATACGAAAGCACTGTAGAACTACACTACAATGATTTGTATGGTCAAGGTAAGCTCGGGCATTTTATTAAAGAGACAAATACTGAATATTTACAAAATGCTTACGATAGGGCTACAGAACTTCTTCTTGTACACTGTAGGAATCCAAAAGCTAACAAGAAATGTGATGCAGAGTCTTTATTTTCTGGGTTCTTATATGATGTCTCTGGTACTGCTACTGCTATTAAAGTAATATCAAGTTCACAAGATTTCAATGCTACTGGCAATGATATGCTTGATAGACTTGAGAAGCATTGTAGAAGAAATCCTCTATACCTAGACGGTGAGATGATCCTTCATGCTGATGGTAGAGAGTCATTTAGAATCAACTGTAAGTATCATGAAGCCTTCTGGCGTGAGAGAGTGGCGAACTCTAAAGCGAGCAGATCTGGTCCAACATTTGAGGTTAACCAACAAAAGATAGAGTTGAGAGATGAACAGATCTCTAGAACACACCTGTATGGTTTATCATCAGCTGTGGGCAACTTCTTAACAGAAGAGCAAGGAGTGTACATCAATAGTGTATTCCCTGACACTAGAGAAAGGATCTTTGATAATGGAGCAAGAAGAGGATTGCAGAACTTCAGAGTTGACTTTGAATTTGTGTTTGAGAATAACGAATTGGTAGATATTCTGTTATTCAGGACACTATATGAGGACTTCAAAGAGATCGAGACCATCATCCCTTGACAACCATGGTCAACTGCTGTATGATTAGTCAGTTGATCACCCCACTACATCATGCAAGGTTCTCTGCCCGACCGCAGCACCCTGTCTGTCAAGGATGCTGCTGCTCTCGCCCCGTTCTTCGCTGCTCAACGCCCTCACGGTGCCATTCCTACACGTCAGGAACTCCGTGCGCGTGGTCTGCAGTCTAAAAAGCGTGAAGACTCTCTCAAGAACGTCTGTGACGCTTACAATGCTGTCTACCCTGGCAGTCTTGACTTCAGTGTAGTTGAACAGGCACGAAAGCGTAAGGCAGCAGAAGCAAAGGCAGAAAAACAACGTCTCAAGGAGGCAGCATGTACGAAGAGCTAAATTGTTTTGAGGAGGCACTTAAACACTTTGGGACTAGAGTTGAAGTTATCACTGCTATGGAGATGTCAAGGAGAATCTCTCCTGAAGATGCATATCAGATGATCAAAGACGAACTCAAAGAAGTTAAGAAGTGCCGTAAACTGTTCAAAAAGGAGCAATGCTAATGTCCCAATCCGAACCACGCCAACGCGACCCACAAGATCCACTGTACGATCCCAACGATAAGTGGAATGAATACAAGGTAGACTTCCACGCTAACGAACATCACGCACCTGATGAGTGGGATCCAAAGACTGAAGGTAAGATCGCTGACCCACAAGAACGTCACAAAGACAAGATTTTGGATAAGTTCTGTGATGATCACCCTGGTTCACCCATGTGTAAGGTGTTCGACGAGTAATATATACAAACACTGACATTACAACTATGGACGATCTTAAACGACAAAAACGACTTGATGCTTTCAATTTGTTTTATGAATCTGTTCTGAAACCAGACCATGAACTTCGTCAGGCAGCACATGAGCAACTGTGCTATCATGAGTTGATGGAATGGCGTGGTGACATCATCAGGTATCTTGACGAGAGACGAAACTTTGAGCTCTGAACCACAGAATCCCACAGTGCCACTAGTCTTGAGTCTAGTGGCATGTTTTTTGTTTGGCATCAGTATCATTGTTGCTGGTTATTTCAAAGGCAACATGCATATTGAGGCAGTATATCATTCACTCACTAACTTCGTATGAAAGAGTTTGACTATGGACTTGATTACAAAAACCTTGACTTCACAGATCCAG